CTACGCCAAATGGAAATAAAAGCATACCAGTAAGGCTAAACCATGCCATTCTACGTTGCGCATCGCGCTTGGCATCGGCGTCAATCATAATTCTGCGGCGATCCTCAAGCATTATTTCACGCTCTTCTGGATCAATCTTCCCGTTATCGTTCAAATCGTATTTTTGCTTGGGCATTTGCATACTCCTGACATATTCTTCTATTATACCCTAAAATAATCAATCGTCCATTTTTATCATACACACCCCATTTTTTGCCGTGTTCTACTGCAACTGGGTCACTATCTCCAAACACAAAAGCTCTTGGCTTGTGTGGTTTTTCATTACGCTTGCTTTCTTTTTTTCTTCTTGGCATTGGCTCATTTCAGGAAAGGTTGCTATTTGATAGAACCTTAAATTATCTGTATTTAGAAACTGAATAAACACCAGTACATATATCATCTAAAGTAATCCCTTATGTCTAGCCACCCCATGTAGTGAAGATACGCACTGGCCCCCACAAACGTAAAAATCAACAATACAATTATTCCTACTATGGTTATCATCAGTTCTTGCCGTTCTATGGCCTCACGGCGCAGCCTAGCCTCCATCTCGCGTTTTTCCTGTAAGACTTCTTTTCTTATACGAAGCAAAGCCTGCCATTGGCTTAAACCTAAATTATTTGTCACCCACTCGCGCAGTTCCTCCTCGGCTTGTGCAGCTTCACGCTCTTTTGCCCATCGGTCTAATGCAATACTATTTACGTCTGAGCTACCTACGCCTTTCTTTTGCAGTTTTTTCTTAGCTGCATCTGTAGCATCGAAAAAGTTTCCAATCTCCTTAGATAAACTTGCAACAGTTTTACCTGCGGCAAGTCCTGTTTTCAGTCCCGCGAGAATTGTTAATGGGTCCATTTCTATCTTCCATCTGAAAGTGCGGGACTTCGTGTTAAATATTCTAAAGTATTTTCAAGCGTTTTAACTCTCGCTTGCAATTGAACTATTTGATTGAATTGTAGCAAAAACCCTTCTTGAGTTTCGTATACATCGTCAAATTCTGACATAACGTCCTCTAAAGTCTCTTCCCCTTCCTCTTCCAGTTCAACTATATAATCGATTAAATTTTCTATTTGTTCTGCGTTGTGTTCTACATCCCTGATCAAATTGGTACGGTCAGTAGCATTGTTCTCTACCGTCAAGACATTTACCGTTTCTTCAAGGTTTTGTATTGTACTGGCTTGCTGTGCAGTCCACCAGATGAAGCCACCAATTTGTGCTATCACCACACCTACGACAGCAATGCTGACCTTTGGTAGCTTATCTGACATTATCCTGACCCCCCGGATATTTGTTCGGGAGATGTCACTGAAATAGTAGTTGTTCTAACCTCTCCTCCTGTCCAAGACTCACCGCAATCTGGACAGTTTCCATCAGGGTAAGATGCAATTTCAGCAGGTGTATCAACTAAGTTATCACAATTTTGACACGCAACTGTATCTGAGCTAGTAGATGGTCTCCAAGTGCTTCCATCTGGCATTATTATTTCTGACATTAATATCCTCCTTTAAGGTGTAGATATAGTAACATTTCCTGATGTCGCTATCCCTTGTGTTCCCGTATTTGATACAATTACACTTGGAGAAATAACTATTTTAAGTTCTCCTGTAGATAGCATATACACATCTCCGGGTAATAATCCCCCTGAAATTGCAGATGTATTATTAGAAAAAATTTGCACCCCTCTTGCCCCAAAAGGTTTTAAATTTAAACCATCTGCTGTAACTTTTCCGGGGTTACTTGCCTGCTGTAAAAAAACCGAAAATATTTTAGTAACTTCTCTAAAATATGCTGGATCATATTGAGTAGGTGGTACTGGAAAATACGGTTTTGGTAAGGGATTGTTTGCCATTATTTTTTACCATCTGGCCTAATATCAAAACGATTAAGACCAGCTCTCCATGTCGTTCCTATTTGATTCGATTGAAGTTTTACAGCTATTGATCTGCCTCTGACTCTTAAATCTATTTTTTCTGTATATTGTTCTTTAGGACTAGATCCTGTTTTAATTACATTTGCAGTATCAGAACTAACTTGTAAGCCCCCACTGTAATTGTATGCGTCTATAGTGTAGTCCACTTGTGGTGCAGCATTAGTGCTGTCTCTAAATGTTATGTCTGGAATTAACTTTCGAACGTAACTAAAAGTTTCTCCATCGCCTAAATCTATTGGTGATGATTGTATGTAAGCAGTTATCGCTGCAGGACTAACTCCGCTTTGGTCATCAAATCCAAACTCATGAAAATATAGCTTTCCATCTGCCCCTGCTGCTATAGGATATTCAGAAACTCCCCTATCTACAAAAGCCGTTCTAGATAAAGTTCCATAATACCATATGTTTTGCTCATAATTATAAACAACATATTTATCTATATTTGGGCTATTTTTAGATGGATAAAACCACCAAATTTCTCCAAATCCAGAGTTTTGAGAAGCAAATATTTTTTCAGACTGATCTTCGTTTATATCGGTCAAAACATGTTCTTTTACTGTACAAGGAACTATGTTGACTTGTCCTTGATACATGTAGAATTGATCTACACCCATCCAAAAAATTCTATCCGCTACACTTATGGCTGCATTTGGACTTCTAATTGTAATATTTTTAGAAACCATATTGATGCCAAAAGTAAAAGGAGGACCAATAAATTGCATGGAATGTAAAGATTGATCAGTAAAAACAACAATTTCCTGCCTTGATTGAACAGCGCAAACTATTTCAGTGCCAGTACCAATTCTTAAATCACCTGCTGTATTTAAAGAACTAGGAGTCCAATCTGCAGGGTCTTCTTGACTTGAAAATCTAATAAGTAAAGGATCTTGTGCAGATGCACCTATCGGGTTGCAACCGAAAGCAATTACATGTCTATCAACATCAGATACCATAACTTGTTTTGCAATTGTAGGAGTATTACTAGCGCCAGATAAAGCTGAAATATTAACGCCTCTTTGTGATAAACCTTGTGAGGTATCGAAGTAAAATATAGGACCATTTCTAACATTAAAAATTAAATCTTCTCCAAAGGTGTCATGCTGCCATATCCGCATTAATTCAGATAAAACAGTCAAAGACGCAGCAGAGTTCCATGCCCCTCTATTCCAAGTGCCTGCACCCCATCCATTGCCAAATACTGCCGTATCTACGCCAGATTGTACTTGATAAGCCCCTACGACAGAAGAGCCACCATTACCTGTGTCAGAAGAATTTGCATTTATTCTTGCAGCCGTATCATTCATAACGCCATTGCTATAATAAGCACTGATATCTGTGCCTGCAGTTCTAGCATTAAATTCATATTCATTGTTAGAATTAACTTTTGTAATTTGATATTCTTGATTTAAAACATCCGCTGTTATGGTTCCGCCTAAACTAGCAGCACCGCTAAATGTAACAAAATCATTTTCCCTAGCATCATGGCTAACATCGGTAACAGTTATCGTACTACTTCCATTAGTAGCACTAAATGTAATGTCTCCTGCTGCAGTAGTTAATCTTACTGGAGTTATATCATGAAATACATCACCTAATTCTATATAATATTTTAAATGAGTCCCAACACCTAAAAATTTATCTAAATCTAATGATTGCCAACTTTTTAATGCACGACAAGATCCTATAAACTGGTTACTGCCTTTTTTAGCCCAACCACCTATTTTTTCAGGATAACCAGATCTAAATCTAATTTTATCACAATCTTCCCATCCAAACTCATTAGCGTAAGATGGAATTTCTGTGTTTACACCCGGTTTAAATTGAAATTTTTGCAATACCATTATAAATTACTCTCAAGAAATTTCTTAAATAATATACTTAAATATTAAAAAAAGTCTATATTTACGTTCCCTTACGTTGTTGATCCATAAAGGGTTCCATTATTATTTAATGTATAAGAGTTACCAGTAGGATCAATAGCTGCGCCTCCTGCACCACCACCTTCATATGCTGGGCCTGTCGTGCCACCACCATCAGCTCCAGCAGCGCCCCAACCACCGCCACCACCAGCTAAGAAACCACTCCCTGAAGTTCCAGCATTACCACCTGAACCACCGCCAGCCGAACCGCCTGTACCCGGCAAAATTCTACCACCGCCACCGCCGCCATATTGTTGACCACCGTGACCACCACCAGCGCCTCCACCTTTTCCTGCATATTGGTATCCATTACCACCATCAGTTCCTGACGCATTTAATGCTCCGCCAACTCCAGCTTGCCAATAACCCTGATTTATTCGACCTGTGCCTCCGTTACCGCCGCCTGCACCACCGCCGCCTCCAGCGTGTGCATCACTTGGATTACTTCGGTCTTGGTAGTAACCACCGCCACCACCGCCGCCAGCTATATAAGCGCCAGAAGCATTTGTAATTGTTACACCGCTTACGCCAGAATTAATTTTAATAGCAGGGCCGCCATCTGTTGCCTTTGTACCCACATAATATCCACCATTACCGCCCTTGCCGATTATTTTACCGTTATTAACAACAGTGCATGATATATCTATAGTAAGCGCAGCTACACTTGTATTATCTGACCACACCCACATTGAGCTAGGAATTGTTAAAATACCTCCAGTACTTATAAAAGATGAAGCTGTAATTTGTTGTCTTTGAGCTTGACCGTTTACTGTTCCACCAGAGGTTAAAGTAACTTGTTCAACTGCGCTTTGGCCTCTATATTCAGATATTGAATTAGTTGTCCCTGCGTCCTTGCTTATTATGTCCCTAATATCTGCATCGTTAAGAGTACAAATAGTACCACTAGAGCCGCCCGCCTCTATGTGTATTTGATTAAGAGATAAAGGACCAGAACTAGGTAATGCCATTATGTTGTCGCTCCGTAAGCTGTACCATTATTAGTAAAATTAAATGAATTTCCATTATCTTCTATTGCTTTTCCTCCAGCGCCACCAGAAGCAGCCGTAAACATACCTGTAATTCCTTGTTGATTAGCGGCTACACTGCCCCCAGAAGCACCCCAGCCCCCGCCACCTCCACCTGTGATAAAACCACTAGGATAACTTGCGTTAGTAGCAAACCCTCCAATACCACCTGCAGAATTGTTGGAACCGCCACTACCAATGCCTGATGGACTAGGATTATTAAAAGGCGCAACAAAAAGACCACCAACGCCATGCAACTGACGACCACCGCCTGCGCTACCACCAGCCCCCCCTGCACCAGCAGCGGTTGTATAAGTAGTTCCTGAAAGCTCAACTGGATCTCCAGTTTGATTTATAGCACCGCCGGGTTCTGCAGCAAAAGTAGTACCTGCCCCACCAGATCCACCACCTGCTCCTCCTCCACCTCCTGATACATTGCTTCCCGCACCGCCAGAAAGGTTTTGACCAGAAGTGTTTTTAAGTTGATCGGCTGCAGCTCCACCGCCACCTCCTCCAGCAATAAAAGCACCACTATTATTATTTATTGTTATGCTAGAGCTACTGGTAATATTTATAGCATTACCACCATTTGATCCATTTGCAGAGCCGCCTGTAGTATTTGAATTATCTCCAGCATCTCCGCCTTTTCCTATAATTTTTCCATTATTATTTATAGTCAAACCATTAGGAAAACTTCCAGATATGGTCATGCCTGCTGTTCCTGTTGAATCGGACCATACCCAGACATTACTTGGAATTGTTAATGTTGCTGCACCCACACCATTCCAGCCCTGACTGCTTAGATATGAGGCTACATTCATTTTATTTACACTGTTTGATATATCGTTTGCTATACTAACAGATATAGGTGCTGCTTGCCCAAGAAACTCGCCCATACTTATTGTGTCTCCTTGCTGCGCACCTATTAATTGTCTAATATCTGGATCGCTTAGAGATGCAGTAGAATTAGAAGACCCACCTACTTCTGTGTGAATTTGATTTAAAGTAATAGCCCCAGAAGAAGGTAGTGGCATTTATACCTCCAAACACTAAGCGCTTCCAAAAGCTGTTACATCATTTTCAGCAACAATAGCGCCTGCACTTGTAAATTTAACTCTATCAGTTCCAGCATAAGCAAATTTTATATCAGATCCTGACTGCGTTATAGTCCAATCACCAAGATCAATTGTAGCTGCCTGAACTTGCCCAGCAGAGCCATAAATAACAGCTTTACTGTTTACTACTGAATTAGAAACTGCACCATCTAATAAATTTAGATCTGCAGCTTCTAACGAAGCATTAACACCATCTAAAGTATTTAATTCTGCAGCCGTAGATGTAACAGCAGTCCCACCTAAAACTAAATTAGTTATTCCTGCATTATCCATTAAGTTAACGCATTGGTTGTTTCCGTTTGCATAAACAATACCAAAAGATCCAGTTGTTACGTTGGCTGTAGTAGACCCACTTCCTTGACTAAATGTAACCGTATCTCCAGCATCATTTTTAACAAGATAAACTTTGTTCGCGTCAGAAGGATCTACTGTAATCGTATGACCAGCAGATAAACTTCCTGTTAAAAGCAAAACAGCGTTTTGACCGTTAGTTAAAGTACCATTACCTGTTGATAAAGTACTTGAGGTTCCTGATAAACTTATGGATACAACGCCATTTAAGGCTCTATCAACTATATCCATATTTGTATTTACGGTATTTCCCCAGCTTCCAGATTGTTCTCCACTAGCTGGTTTTTCTACTCCAGTATTAGTTGTATATGTACTTGGCATGTCACATTCCTATGCTGCATCTGGTATTATATTGTCCTGATATGCCGGGACACCTGTTAAGTCTAGGTCAGTATACACATCTTCTATGGGTACGTCTATAACCAAGGCGGAATACGGATCTATAGGCACTTCTGCCTCTGGCTGAACAGCAGTATACATTCTTACTTGACCAATCGAGCCTGTAGCAGAAATACCTGTTGATGGAATAGTTGAAATTCCTACAATTGAAACACTTCCAATAGATCCAGTAGCAGATAATCCACCAACTGGGTAAACATTGGCCTGAATAGCTGTGCCAACGCCAGTAGACCCAGAAATACCTGTTACAGAGAAGTTAGCAGCACCAGATACTGTTGAAGTTCCAATTGACCCAGAGGCCGCAAGACCTGTTTCTGGTACGTTACTTTCGCCTGTAATGGTAACTGAATCAACTGCACCTGTAGCTGAACTTGGCGCTGTTATTACAGCATTAGCACCTAAAGATATTGATACAGATCCAATTTCTACGCTGCCAGAAACTCCAGAAACTGATTGTGATGTGGGTATACTTGCAGTTACAGAATTAACAGATCCTGTACCTTCAACACCAGTTGCAGCAATATTACCAATGCTTTCAACTGTTATTGAGCCTACTGACCCAGAAGCTGCAATACCTGTTTGAGGTATATCAGTCGCACCACTTACTGTAACGCCATTAATTTCTGTAGTTGATCCAACACCAGTTACAGAAAAACCTATTGGTAGACTTTGTACAGCTTGACCAACTCCGCCAGTTGCTGAAACACCACTAACTGAAAAGCTAATATTTCGTATTGCTATTATACTTACGTCTGTAAAGCCAACAGAAGTTAAGGGGTTCGGAGTTCCTCCCTGCACACCCGTTGGCACAACAACCGTTCCAGTTTCAACAACAACATCGGATGGGACAGATGGCATAGTACCTGCAACACCTGTAACACCTACGTTTGCACCTGCGCTTACAAAGTCTAAAGTAGACGTTGTAATGGTGTTACCCATTCCATTGCCGTGAACCGTACAATAATACCTTAGACTGCTAGGAGCATTACTTGGAACAACAAAAGTAACTTTAGCTCCAGAGCTTCCTGCGGTTCCACTAACAGTTACTCCTGTGGTGTAACTATTTCCATCTCCATCTTTAAAAGCAAGTGGATGACCTGAAACTGAACTATCTGATACATCAAAAACGTATGTTGTGTTTCTAGTTAAACTTAATGTGGGAGCTTCTGAGCCGTCTATATAGAACTTATTACCACTACCACTGTTAGCTACTGTAACAGCAAAGGTAACTGTAGCATGTGGACCTGCGCTGGCCTCAAGACCTGTTATAGGTGTGTCAGCAACGCCAGATACACTTACACTTCCAACCTGCCCAGTTCCAGATACTCCAGTAGCAGTAAGAGTTACTGGTACTGAATCAACAACATCATCAGATATTGGAACTTTTGCAAGAGGTTGAAAGCCAAACATCTAAGGCTCTCCTATGACTCTCTAGCGTTTACCCAAGCAGTGACCATCGCCGACACTTCATCGTTAGTCATGTTTGTATCGCCATCTTCTGGATTATCGCCCGGTTGTGTAAAAGGATTATCCGCATGTAGTGCTAAAACCTTAGTATTTAGCTCTGAGGCTGTAAGAGTGGTTACTGTATCTGGGATATAGTATTCTCTATCAGCTTCATCTGGTGACCATCCAACGTAAGTTTTATTTGCATTGTCAACAAAATACCCACCGTCTTCTATCCATTCAGGAGTTCTCATACCTCCTGCGGTCATATGTAATTTATATTCAAGTATCATCTTTTTTCTCCGATTTTTCTAACCTTAACATATATTCGGGGTTCAGAAAATCTGATTTACCAAATATTCTTTCCGCAGTTTTATCTGCATTCTTATAATACTTATCCGCCATTAAATCCATGAACTCTTCTAGATCGTTAGAGTGAGGTAGCTCATGGTTCTTAATACGTTGTGCGGTATGCTGTATATACCCAGAGACCTCAGTCATAGCCACCTGTGGATGAACGCCATATTGCTGCATGTATTCTATTGTCGAAGTTGATACTCTGCCCCCGTCCATCAAGTTTCGATACATAAGCTCGAAGCCACGGCGCACATGGTGACGCTTCTCTTCTCTCTCGAAAGACTCTTCGTCCCACTCGTCTATACCCCACTTCTCTTTTATGTTCTCATAGCTATCGATAAGAACCGCAATGTCTTTGATAGAGCCGTTTATCTTATGCTCCATCATTGTCAGGCCATGACGAGCTGCTTTGAGCTTTGCCTCAGATACAAT